CAATATTGTTTATAGCTTTTAATGGTCTTGTGTATTCTGTTAGCATATCCCAAGCTATTCTTTTTGCTTGACTATAAGTTGGTGATATAAGAGCAAATCTTGGATTCTTTAACTCACAATTCAATGCACTATGTATTAATTGATTTATTGCACCAACAGTCTTACCCATTCTTCTATGTGCTACAACAACTGTAAACCTATTATCTCTTACAGATTTATGAATTTGTCTTTGAGGTTCTCTGGGTATATATCCAGTATTAATCGTTGTCATTGATTCCAGTAATAACTTTAATCATTAATGGTTCATCACTATCGCCAGATATTTTAGATTCTTGCACCACTTTGCCATCAGTTCTATCTAACACTTCTTTGATAGCATGGACATCACCATCTTCTGCTTTTGTGATTAAAGCATCAACTACTTTGTTAGCTCTTACAGCTTCATCTTGTATTAACTTGCGTTTAAGTGTATTTCCAAGCAACCTATTGATTTTGCTAGAGTTTGTATTTCCTTTATTTACCTCTGAACTGCGTTTAGCAGCTAAATCTTTTCTTTCTTCTTTGTCCATTGTTATGCAACTCCATTATGGGTCATTGCTCCATTGTTAATTAAAAATAGCCATTATGCTTTTGCTTTTTTCTTTGCTGTTTTAGATAAGTCTTTATAGTGTACTAATTTTTGAGATGTTTTAGTATGGTTCTTATGGCTATGCAAATCACCATTGGGCATTTTATGTGTATTGCCCTTCCATTCTTTACCTGCTTTAGTGTAGTGTTTTACGCCTTTCATATTTTATCCTATTGCATATTTTTTAGAATTATTTGATGCGTTAGCTAAATTAGTTTTTCTTTTTTTTACTTTTACGCATTTATCTTTACCTTTTGTTGTTCCTGCAAATCTATAACCTTTCCAACAGGCTTTTCTATCTGCACCTTTTTTTTTGGCAGTCATTCACAACCTCCTTGTGTTTCAAACCATCTGCGTAGTTCTTCTAATCTGTTATTTATTTCTTTTTCTTCTTTTTGTTTGTTGTTTTTTTCATTGGATTGTTTTTGTACCCTGCTCCCATTTTCTTTTTCCTTATCAGACATTAAAAATTTGTTCGCATTTTTGGATGCGTAAACATCCTAAATCTATAATAAAATAATTATAATGTGTTTTGTTTTTAGAGTCATCTATTTTTTCAGCTTCGTACCATTCTACTCCAAAATGACATCCTACAAATAAATGACATGACCACATAATTTTATCCTATTGGTTTCTTGTTAGCTTTAGCGTATGCAATAGCAATAGCTTGATTTTTTGTTTTACCTGCTTTTATTTCTTTTTTTATGTTTCTTGCAATAACATCTTTTGATTTTCCTGATTCTAAAGGCATAATTTATTCCACATAAAAAAAATCCCACCGATTAAAGTGGGATTTACAAAGGAGTAAAGAGAAAAAGCTAGACGCAATTTCCCTACCCCTCGATTTTAACAGAAACTAAATTACATTGCAATTACTATTATAGTTATTGTGGATATTTTTCATCCCAACCTCCAGTTTCTTTATCATACACCCAGTTATCTGGATTTTCTTCATATTCTTTTGCTTCCAATTCTGCATCAACTATTTCTTGAGCTTCTTCTTCAAACTGATCTGCTATCGCTTGAAAATCTATTACCTCAAGTAGTTGAATTGCTGTTGCATTACCTAATTCTTCTTCTGCTTCATCAAACCAATACTCTTTAATCTGTTCTACTATTGGATTTTGTTTTTGCCATTCTGAATGATTATAGTTTTCTTTTCTGTATTTTTTGCGATTAAGAACATCTTTATCTCTAACAAATTCACTAGCTATTTCTTCTAGTATTTCAATGTCTAAAAATTTTATAACTGATTTAGTATCTGTTAATAACATTATTTTACTCCTTTATATTCTTTTTCTTGCATTTTGTCCCATACTTCTATAAATCTTCTTAACCAATCTTTTTTATCTTCAGAGTGTTTAGGATTAAATAATTCTGCATCTGCACTTTCTATAAATCCTTTATCACAATATATTTTTATTAATAAATTAATAGTCATTTTATTACTCCTTTGTTGTTTATTTATCCTACATAAACAATATTACACTATTACAAGTCTTTTTACAAATTATTTTAACATTTAATGATTAATTATACTTATCATTAATTTAGGACAAATCAACGATTTTAGATGTATATCTGCCATTTTTCTCTTTCTTCCATCCCTCACAAAGAATTGTCCATCCAGCAGCTCGTAGGAAGGGCAAGGCAGGACTTTCGGTTATTTTATTTACTCTAGCACTAATATTAGAATAACTGGTTACTTGTATAGCTACAGTATCACCATCTTTGATAGCTAATATATCTATGAACCCAAAGAGGTCTTGCCTTATTTTTGCAAAAGGATTCCAGCGTTCAGTAATTGCTACAAGATCATAATTCTCTTTTTTTAATCTTGCTAGAGTTCTTTGGGTCGGACTTGTCTTTGCCATGCTTTTCCTTTTTGTTGTTAATTTTTGGTTGTTTTTTAACAGCACCAAATATTCGATCATAAGCATTTGAAAACTTTTTATCGTCTGTTGGTCTGCGACTACTTCCTTTACCCATTATTTATTTCTCTAACACAAGTATAAGTTTTCCAATCAGCATAATTTTCTTCTGCATAACTAAATGCTTCCTGACATGAGCTAAACGAACCAGCATAAAGATTATCAGAAGGCAATCCATTTAAACTTACTAATAAAATAAATTCAATCATTATCTTCCCCTATAAAAGTTCTTGTATCAACTCCCACAAAACCACAAGATTGTGATTCATTACTTGATAAACTATCAAAATCAAATTGACTAGGTGATACATGGTCAGGTGGTATTAATGTATATTCTTTTAATGTGCAACTCGCTGCTTTATGTTCTGAACAGTTATCTTTAAAATATTGCATAGCCACATTACAATTAATAAAATTGCCCACATACTCCAGATCATCATAATTACCACTTAAACTGACAGTTAATATAAACAACCCTTCAGCTAACATAATTTATCCTCCTATAAATTATCAAGCACCCATTCTAAAAGTTCTTGTTCAGTTCCATATTTTTTTTGCCAAGTTTTTGGTGCATGATGAAAGCCATCTTGACCTTGATGATGTTCCCAACATAAAGGTAGCACCATGTAATGACTATTCTTCTGCCCTGTTCCCATTCCAGACCTTATGTGATGACAATTTGCTGGTAATGGATCATCAACTCCATAATGTTTTCTGCATATCACACAACCAAAATTACTTATTTTATTAAGCCAATTTTTTTCGTCTTTTGTTTTAGACTTCTTCTTCATTTAATTTAAACCCATATTTTCTTGCAAAATCTTTAACTTTTTCTAGGTATTCGTTAAATTCTTTTACATTTAATTTAGTAGTGCTACCAATAGTCATTACTTTTAAATTCTTGATCTGCTTTTCTTCAGATAGTAATTTATATAATAACACTTCGTGCATTTCATTTTTAGACTGTAATCCAAAATAATCTGCAAGTTCTGTTACTAATCGCCAATAATATTCATTCTGGTCTAGCGACCTTGTAGATTTATATGGACTAACTTTTACAGTCCAAAGTTGTTCTGGGTCTAATTCTTTTAATTTAGAAATCAATCCATCTAAATTATTTTTAGATAATGTAAAATTCATAATTGTTTCCTTGTCATATTGCCGACCAACTCTTGAATTTTTTTACTTATTTTTTCTCTGTTTTCTTTTGACATAGGTTTTGGTTTTGCTAATTTAGGTTGCTGTGCTGCTATCAACTCTTGGTTCTTACTTCTACAAAATACTATAATATCATGTGGTGTCGGACATTTATTATTTTCACTTGTCCATTTATTAAATGATTGACTTACAATTTTCATAGGATATTTTTCTAGCATCTGCCACCAAACTCTTAATAAATTTTGGTCTGCGTGTCGTCTATTATAAATCTCAAATAAAGTATCAAGCATTTCTTTAAATTGTTGTTTTTCATTATTTATCAAAATGTACCTCCTTCTGTTTTTTCATCTAACCATCTTTTACCATTTATGTAAGTAGTAGGATGTGGAATAAAAGCTCCATTTTCTTTAAACCATTCTTTGCTTTCTTTCTGCCATGTTAAAGTTTTTAATACAAGATCAATATTAGGTTTATGTTTTATCCATGCTATTTCAGCTTTACCCTTACCTACTTTCTTTGGATAATTATTCCAGAATAATTCAAACCCATTATCTACCTCTATCTCTATCTCTTTCTCTTTCTCTACTCTTACTCTTACTCTAGGCAACCGATTCGGCAGCGTATCGGCATCATCTCGTAAAACAAATGTTGCCAACTGGTTTAACTGTTTGTTTATAAAAGATTTATCCTTTCTTAACCGATAAGAAATTTCATCAACTGATGGTAAAGTACCTTCTTTTTCTGATGCTAATAACCATAATTCAATTAGGGTTGCTTTGTTACTATCAGTTAAATTACTCCAATCAAAGTCATCTAAAATCTTTCGATAAAGTTTGATCCAAATAACATTTCTATCTGGTCGTAATGGTGGTTGAAACTCTTGCCAATTTTTAATCTTAAACATTATTACCCCTTTGTATTTTAGTTATGCTTTTTCAACTTCTGCTTTAGCAGTCATAATAACTTTAGGGTT